GCAAGAGTTAGCTGCAAATGGCCCTGCAATTAAAGCTGCTAATCGTGATGTTAAAACGCTAGAGGGTGTTAAAATATCTGGCTTAGAAGATATAGAAATTAATGATTACATTATTAGCCTTACAAAACGCATTGATGGCTTGCAAAAGGGCATCAAGCAAAACACTTTACTTTTAGAAAAAGGTGTTAATAAAGACGGCCTTCCGCTATCTGATAAAGCTATAGAATATGCAAATAGAGACATTGCAAATATGGAAAAAGGTATTATTGAATCCTCTGTAGAAAAACAAAATTTTCTTGATGAATCGGCTTTGCGCTTAATAGATAGATCAACTGTTGATGGTTACGTTGATTTACACAGGTTAAAAGCTAGTGCTTGGAATCCTTTACCTTCTCCGTTTAAAACGCTTATGCTGCTTGATCCAATTAAAGATGCTAAGGAGGGCAAACCTATTTGGCATGGCCTTAATATGCTTAAAGATTCAATGATGCGTATATCTGGTGATGGCGGCAGACTTACAGAAGGTAATGTTTTAGGTTTTACTAATCCGCAATCTGTTTACACTATGTCTAATATGGAAAAGCGTCATTGGAAACAGGTTATGACTGTTCGCCGTGAAACATATGCAGAACATACTAACGCTACTAAAGTTGAAATTATGGGCCTTAACCATACTAGCATGATGCGTAGAGTTTCTGGCTCTGGCCCAACTCTTGAGCAATTTGGCAGGGAAGCATTACGCAAAAGGGCCAATGGAGAGGCTGGAGAAAGTGCTGCTGAAGCGCGTTTTATAACTGAGATTGATAATTTTTATAGCATGTGGGGTGAGCGTTTAGATCAAACTGATCTTACTGGCAACAGAGCACGAGTTGAGCAAGAGATTAGGTTTTTAGAAATTGATCGTGATAGAATTAATGAGCGATTAGAATTGCCTATTGATCCTATTACTGGTCAAGACCCATTGCCGCCTCGCACACGCGGATATTTTGAAAAACGACTTGAAGATAACTTAGAAGAAGCTGCATTATACAAGTCTGCTCTTGAAATTATTAACTCTGGCACTTCTAGGGGGCAAACAAGAGAGCCATTCTTTAATAGGATTTGGGACATTGAAAAGATGAGAGCCAATCCTGCTGAAATTAAACGCATACTTAAAGAGTATTTTGCTCAAGAAGGTTCTATTCCTCATTACGATAGAAAGAAAAAGCTATTTGTACGCAAAAAAGTTAGCGCAAAAAACATAGATGAAAACGTAGATAATATATACAATGCTATTGTTGATGATCCTGATCCTTTAAATCCGGATATGATTTCTGGCTTGCAAGATAGTTTGCGGTTGGCTCATAGAATGATTGATATACCAAACGCAAAGGTATTTGATTTTATTCACACTGATCCCATAATGATTATGCAGAATTATACTAACAGAGTTGCGCCTGATTATCATTTTTCTAAAATGTTTGATGGCAAGGCTCCCTCAAAGGTTTGGTCTGACATAGAAGATCAATTGCGCGTTGACGGATATAGCGATGATTGGATTAATAAAGCACGTTTAAACTGGGTTACCCTCCAGCGCAGAGTAATGGGTACTGTGTACGACGATCCTACTTCTATGAGTATAAAAAGAGCAACCTTACTTAAACAAGTTACTAACTTAAATTATTTGACAACTTCTGGACTTGCGTCTTTTGCTGATTTTGCTCGGATTATTATGGATCATGAGAAAATGGACGTTTTGGCCATGACTCTTAATGTGTTTACTAACAGAGAGACACGCGCAGCTATGCGAGAGTTTGGTGATAATTTTGGTGAGTCATTAGAAATGTATAATGGCTCTGTGCAAAACAGAGTTAGTGACAGTCTTACAAATAATGTTCAAGCTGGTGGTCTTTGGAATAATATTCAACAAGCGGGTCACATTATGAATGGTCTTGGCCCAATAACTCAATTTTTTAAACAATTTGAAGGAGGGTTGCGCGCTCATAAACTGTTAAAAGTATCAAAAGCTATGGCTGATGGCAGCGCAACGCAATTTGAAATAGAATATGCTGCTCGTCATGGCCTTACTATAGCTATGATGAAAGAAATTGTTGCTAAAGCTCCAATACAAGAAACAAAAAATGGTCAATTACTTCCTAATATAACTGAGTGGACTACTTACAGTCAGAACAGGGTGTCTCAAGAAACAACTGAGGCGTTTCGTGCTGCTGTTAATCAAGGTGTATTAAATACTATTGTGTCTGCAACGCCAAATGACCGTCCAATGATAGCTGATGGCATTGTTTATCTGCGTACAAGCACTGCAAAGATGATACCTTGGGCTTCTAAACTGCCAGAAGATGGTACTATGAAGGGTTACGTTAAGATCGAGTCTGGTTATATGACTTTACCCTTTCAATTTTACTCATTTATGTTTGCTTCAATGAATAAAGTTACTGCGGCTTATACATCTGGTGCTGTTTTGAACAGAGTAAGCGGTGTAACTGCTGCTATGGGGCTTGGTTATCTTTCTGCTTACGCAAAAATACCTGATTACATTTGGGATGAAATGTCTGCGCGGGATAGAATGTTAAGAGCGTTTGATTATAGTGGCCTCGGGTCTTTATATAGCGGTGTTATTTATGATTCTATGCAGCAACAACTTGCATTAAATCAGCAGCCGTTTCTAAGCAAACATCTTGGCATTGAGCCTAAGTTTAGACCTAACTATGAGCAACAAAATCTTCCAGCATGGGTAGATTCTGCTACTGGGGTAATGGGTGCTGGTACATCAACTTTGCAAGACGCTGCTGAGGCTATGACTCACTTTGGCGTTCCGCTTCTTGGTGATGATACTGAATACAAAAAAGGTTTCTTAGGTTTGTATAATATTTTGCCGCTTACTGGCACTTTGCCCATTAAAGCTATGACAGATCAGCTTGGTGACGCTTTTGGGTATAAGAATTATTAATTTGTGCGTTGTTTTTTTTAGTGATTAGTTAGAAACCTCTAAAAAAGAGGTGATTTATGACCATTGATATATCAGACAATGACCCACGGATTAGTTACACAGCTAATGCCAACGGAGCGCAAACTGCTTTTGCAGTTCCGTTTGAGTTTTTTGATAACAGTGATTTAAAGGTTTACGTTGCTGGTGTTTTAAAGTCTGAGGGTACTGGCTCTGCTAATTATGGCGTAAGCGGGGGTGCTGGCTCTACTGGTACAGTTACTTTTGTAAGTGGTGTAACTGCTAGTGCAACTGTGGTTATTACGCGAAGCATTACCATTGAGCGCGTTACTGATTTTACTGCTGGTGCTGATATAAACAGGGCGGCTTTAAATACACAGCTTGATACTCTTACTGCTATAGCTGCTGATCTTAAAGATACTGCTGGTCGAGCATTGCAACTTACTGATTTTGATGCTGCTGCTTCGCTGGTTCTTCCTGCTGTTGATGATCGTAAAGGTAAAGTGCTTGCCTTTAATGAAACAAGCGGTGCTGTTGAGGCTGGCCCAAGTACATCTGCGGTGCAAACTGTAGCTAACAATGCGGCTGCTGTTAATTTAATTGGCACTGCTGATGCTATTAGTGACATTAATGACTTAGCTACAACAACTAATATAAATAACATTTCTTCTGTAGCTGGCATAGCAAGCAATATTTCTACTGTGGCTGGCATAGCAAGTAATGTAACTTCTGTAGCTGGTGATGCTACTGATATTGGTGCTGTTGCTGGCAAGGCTACTGAGATTGGTCGGCTTGGAACGGTTGATGCTGTAGCTGATTTAGCTTTGCTAGGAACAAGTACGGTTGTATCTAACATTGCTACTGTTGCTGGTGTTGCAAGCACTATGTCTGCGGCTGCGTCTAATGCTTCGGCGGCTGCGGCATCTGCAACGGCAGCGGCTAATTCTGCGGCGGCAGCGGCTACTGCGTTAGATTCATTTGATGACCGATACTTAGGTTCAAAGTCATCTGAGCCATCTGTGGACAACGATGGAAATGCGTTAGTTTCTGGTGCGCTTTATTTTAACTCCACCAGCAACGGCATGAAAGTTTATGACGGTGGTAGTTGGATTAACGCTTCATCGGCTGGTGCTGTTAGTCTTTTGGACTATGAGTACACGGCTACGGCAGGACAGACTACATTCTCTGGAAGTGACAACAACTCAGCAACGCTTGCGTATGCGGCTGGTAATCTCATTGTAACCTTAAACGGCATCGTGTTGGATAATGGCTCGGATTACACAGCGACTAGCGGAACGTCTATTGTGCTGGCTAGTGGCGCGGCACTTAATGACCATTTAGCAGTCGTGGCGTTCAAATCATTTACGGTTGCCGATGCAGTTCCTGCAAGTACGGGCGGTACGTTTGCGGGTAATGTTGCGGTTACGGGAACAATAAGCACAACGGGTAAGGTAGCTTTACCAGCCACACTTGGTTCTGCGGGTCAGGTTCTTACCGTTAATAGCGGTGCAAGTGCGGCTGCATGGGCAAGTCCAGCGGGTTCATTTGCGTCACTTAGCGACACAACGGTTAGTTCGTCCGACCCTACTTTATCAACCAATCCAGCGTCAGGTGTTGGGCATATATGGATAAACACAACAACAGGATTTATGTATGTTCTCAAAGACGCCACCGCTGGAAATAATTACTGGGAAAATGTTGGAATTGGAAGTGTGCCTGTTGCAAAATTAACTGGAACAGGTGGAACAGTCACTACCGCTGGTGGTTATACTTATCATACGTTTACTTCTTCAGGTACTTTTACAGCAACTGGTTCGGGTGTGATAAATTATTTATTGGTTGCGGGTGGCGGTGGTGGTGGCGGTACTGCTGGTGGAATGGACTATGCTTCAGGTGGTGGTGGAGCAGGAGGTATACTTTACGCAACCACAACCATTGGCTCCGCTTCATTCACAGTTACTGTTGGCGCGGGAGGTGCCAAAGGCGTCGCCAACACTGGGAGCGATGGAGGAAATACTACCCTCGCGAATAATGCTGACGCTGCTTATCCTTCTGCAATCGGTGGCGGTGGCGGTGGGTATTCGTACTCTAATCAACTGTATCCTGGTCTTGGTAGGGACGGTGGATCAGGAGGTGGCGGTGGTGCTGGCGGTACTGGCGGTGCGGGAACTTCGGGTCAAGGAAATGCGGGTGGAAACAATCCATCTGGTGTTGCGGGTGGCGGTGGTGGTGGAGGTGCTGGCGCGGCAGGGGCAAATGGAACTTCTACTGGCGGTGCTGGCGGTGCGGGAATAAATACATACTCTACTTTTGCGACGGCAACATCAACAGGTGACTCAGGTTACTATGGAGGTGGTGGTGCTGGTGGTCCTAACGCAGTTGCGGGTGGTGCTGGCGGTGGTGCTGACAGTGTTGCTAGCGGCGCTCCATCGGCTGCACAGGCAAATACTGGCGGTGGTGGAGCGGGAAATGGTGCTACGGGCGATGGCTCTAACGGCGGTTCAGGCATCGTTATAATCCGCTACCCAACATAAAGGAAAGATAATGGCACATTATGCAAAAGTAACTAACAGCATTGTCCAGCAAGTAATTGTTGCGGAAGCAGAGTTTGTTGAAAATCTTGTGGACAACATTGCTGGTCGTTGGGTCCAGACTTCTTACAACACTTACGGCGGTCAGCACCGTCTTGGCGGTACACCACTGCGAAAAAACTTTGCAGGGGTCGGTATGACTTATGACGCAAATAGGGATGCTTTTATCCCACAAAAACCAGACGGTAATTACAGGCTTAATGAAGATACTTGTCTGTGGGAGTTAGTAGAATGACTAGAGCAAGGGACGCAGCAACAAACAGTCACGTTGCAACATACGTTCACCCAACAGGCAGCGGCAACAATCACGTTCCTGCTGGCGGTGCAGCAGACCAAGTATTAACCTACGCTAGTGCTGGAACGGCAGCTTGGGGAACTATAAGCACAGGCCCAGACCAAATAGTTAATCCAAATTTCAGTAATCCTGACAGCACGTTTACGACAAGCGGCACTTATTCAAAGCCATCCAATGTAGCTGATGATGACTATATGTGGGTGTTTATGGTTAGCGGCGGTGGTGGCGGGGGGTATGATCAAACTACTGATTTTGCTGCTCAGGGG